GGCCGAACGTGCCGACCGTGGCGTCGGAGGCCCAGACCTGAATGCTGGTGGCGGCCGTCGAGACGGTGCCCATCTCCAGCGTCCCGCCGGCAACGTCGTCCCAGCGGAGGGTGGTGGCGGCGGCCACGGCCGTCGAGAGCGTGACGGGGACGGCCTTGAACTTGCGGCGAATCTTCGGCTCAGACATATCGCACCTCCTTGTGCGTTGCGGGCCTCGCGGGCCACTCGTGGCGTGTCACCCTCTCATTGTAGCACTGAGTAGCCTATCGTAAGCGGCATCCACGGCAGCCGCGAGGTCGCCCATGCTCCCGGAGTTCACGATCTCTGCAGAGACATACTTGCCGGCCACGCCGGCCTCGCTGGCGTGCCGAGACGCGTCGCCAATCTCGGCCGCCCGGCCCGTGATCCGCCATACTTCGCCCCCGCGAGCCAGGATCGCCTCGGCCTCGTTGTTGAATCGAACGTCTGTAACCACGGCATCGGCCGCGCCCTCGATCCGCCGCAGCGTCGCCATGATCCAGATTTCCGGATGAATCATGTCCCGGCCCCACTCTGTCCCCAGGGACTGCAGCAGGCGCCGGGGGGAGTAACTGATCCAGCCGAGCGTGTTTTCTTTCCGGCTCCGGTCTTTCAACTCGTCGATCGTCAGGCCCGTAATGGCCGAGACGGCCTCGTACAGCGGATCGGCGAAGGCGAACTTCGCAAAGCCGTGCCTCGTGGCCAGGATTTCCGCCGCACTGTCTTTTCCGGCCCCGGCGGCCCCGCACAGACCAATCAGCATGACTACAACTCCAGAACCCTGCCGTCGAACAGAATGGGCACGCCCAGGCGGCCGGCGAGCCAGCGAATGCTGACGCCGCCGTCCCGCAGGATTGCCTCGCCGTCTCTAATCAGTGGCCGCCACCGCTCCGGCGTCGCGTCGACCGTGACCACGCTGCCGACGACTTCCCGGATCCCGCAGGCTACGATCGCCCGAGCGCAGTCCGGGCAGGCGAACCACGGGCAGTAGAGCCTCGCGCCCAGCGTCCTGTGGCCGTCGCGAGCGGCGGCGTAGATCGCGCCCCTTTCGGCGTGTTCGATGACCTTGTATTTCTCGGGCCTGTCGTGCCTGATCGGAGAGCCGGGCGAAAACCTGTTCGCCGCCATGACCAGAACATCGCCATTACGGACGAGGACTGCCCCGTTCTGCGTACTCTTGTCCTGGGAGTACGAGACGCCGTAGACCGCCGCGAGCCGCAGGAACTCAAGGTCGCTGATCATGACACGAACACCGGGAGGACTTTTGTGACCCTGTCGTGGTCGTGATCGACGATGATCAACGACTGCGATGGCGGCTGGTATTCCGCCTTGATTCTGTCGGCGAACGCGTTGTGGCCGATCAGGCTCCCGTTGGCCACGAAGCGATACGGGAGCCACGAAAAGCAGTGCCAGTGGCCGAATACGTCGAGTGACACTCGCCTGGAGATATTCCAGTTCGCGATGGCTTTGTTGGCCGGAATGGTCAGCCCGCCGACGCCGCCGCCAAACCGGATCGCGTGACCGTGGTGAAACCTGACCAGAAAGCCGTCGAGATCGACGACATTGAGATACCCCTTGCCGACCTGCCACTGAACGTGCTTGCGTTTCTCGGACGCCGCCATCGTCAGGTAGAGGTGCTGCTCGAACGAATGCTCGTTCTCGGTGGCGATGCGGGGCTTGTGTGTCGTTCTGCCGTGATTTCCGCTGGCCGTCGGCACCAACACCGGCGCGATTTCGGCCATGGCGTCGATGACGCCGCCCAGCCGCTCGCCGGCCCACCGCGTTGCAGCCAGCGGCGCCAGTTGCGTCGTCTCGACGAGGTCGTCGTGGATGTGGCCAGTGATGAAGTCCCCGAGGGCGGCGACTACGATCCGTCGGATGTTGGTCAGAGACTTCTCGTGCTCAATGAGCATCGACGCCCGCTGCACGAGTTGCTGGATCCGGCGCTCGGCGATTTCGAGGGAGTAGTCGTTCCCCGGGACGTTCGTCGCCGGGTCGACTCGTTCCTCAACGTGCCAATCGGAGCAGACGAGAATGGCCGTGGCGTCGGGCCGGCCGCCTCCGGACTTGGCCCTGCCGATTTTCTTGGGCCGCACGCCAGCCAGCGCCGTCAGGCTTTCGTGGGCCTGCTTCTCGCGTTCGAGTTGCCCGAGGGCCGCCTCGTATTTCTTGCGGAGGGCCGACAGTTCGCCGCGCAGTCGCGAGGCTTCTGCGTCCGCCGCAACCGCGATGACTCGATCTTTCATTTTCCGGATATCCACAGGCGAAGGGTGTCCAGGCCGCATGGCTTGATGCCCCGGCTGGACTGCAGGTCGGCGAGGATGGCGCGAGACAGCGACATCGCGGTCACGCCCGTTCCGCCGGCCTGAAACTCTGCCCGGATCTCGACGAGGTCATTTCGGACCTCTTCCGGCAGGGTGTCAAACCATGTCTGCCTGCGCTGCCCCGCCCTTGCCGCATCGAAGACGCGATCACGAAGGCGGCTTGCGATAGCCGAGCGACCAGAGGACGCGGGCGATGTCCCTGGCGGCCTCGGTGATGGTTTCTTCCGACATCTGGGGGAAGCAGGCGTGGAGGCACTCATGAATAATGGTCTCCAGAAGAGCGCGGCCCTTGAGCCGCTCGTCGACAAGAATCTTCCGCTCAGTCAGCGGATTCTTGGGGTCGGGCCAGTTCGCCCAGCCGGCCGCAGCGCCACGCAGCCGCGTGAACCGCAGGAGCCACTTGACTCCGGCCAACGTGAAGTGGTGGTCGGTCGGCATCTGTATAGTGTCGCTGCGTAGCGTCTGTGGGTCAAGGCAGTTTGCGCGTCCACCAAGTTTGATCTACGCCAAGTTCGACGCGGCCTCCGAACGCCTCATCGACAGCCCGCTTGACCCCCCACTTGCCGCGCCGCTCCATCGGGTGATCGTAGTCGTGGCCCCCGATCCAGCCCCCCGGCCGAACCTTCGGCAGCCACGCCGCGATGTCTGCGGCAACGGCCTCGTAGGTGTGTTCGGCGTCGATGTAGCAGAGGTCAAGGGAGCCATCTTGGACAGCGCTGGCGCCAGCAATGCTGTCACAGTCCAAGATTCTGGGAGAGTACGGCGCCGTGAGCCCAGCCGCCCTGCCCTTGACGACCGCCCACTGGGCCTCCGTCAGCGAGGCGGCCAAGTCGCCGCTGTCCCGGTATCGGTCGCCCGCGACAGACCACTGATCGACGAGCGTGGCCTTCGACTGCGGGCGGCGTGACAGCACGCCGAGGGCGTTGTACCCGTCAGCGACGCCGACCTCGGCCCACGATGACCCGTCTGCGAGCCGCTGCGCGATTTCGTCGCACGGCGACTTCTGCCACCGCGTTCGCTGAATCCGCGCCCGGCGCCTGGTCGGCCCGGTGAAGTGGTAGATGAAACCGTTCATCACTCCCGTGTTGTGTTCCGGCCGGTGGGCCTGTGCGGCTGCGACCACGTTCCATTCGTGGGGGAGCCAAGTCACTTTTGCGTCGGTGTTGTCGATGAGGACAGATAGGGACGCCTGCTCCGGCAGTCTCCATTTCGTCCACCCCGCAGACTCGCCGACTCCCCGGAGGTGCCGAAACAGTTGCTCGTGATGCCGGGGCGAGTAGAGAAACAGCCCGCCGTTGAGATGCTTGCTGTCGTGGCAGGGCTCCATTCCCATCCGCGCCGCCCAGACGCGGACGCACTTGTCTCGGTGCCTGCTGATGATCGACGCGGCGCTCTCTGCGCGGTCAAACTCCGGTGGGTCGAACTGCCGTGCGGAAACGACGCCGATGTGGTCTTCTGGCACGAGGTCAAACGGGCTGGGCGCATCCCACCGGATCAGCATATCGGCGTCCAGTTGGATCACGCGGTCGTAGTCGGCCAGCCTGAGAGGCGCGAACGCCTTCTGCCAGAAGTGATGGATGTCGCGGAGCGGCTCGGTGAACTCGACGAAGTCGCACCCCCACCTGTCGCACGCCGCCAGAAACGACTCGCGGCTTTTCTGGTGGATGCAGCCGCCTCCGACATTCAAGACAGCCAAGGCCAGTTTCATGCCCCACCTCTGACAACGTGAGAAATCGCCGCAGCCTTCTGATCGTCGCTGGGCGATATGCCGAGGAAGTCGACCATGCTCTCGACCGCCTGCGCCGGGTCGGCCAGAAGTGCGTCGTGGCGAACGTCAAGAACCGCTTCGGCCGGGAGCGACGCAAGGAACTTCTCCTTCTCCTCCCAGAGCCACCGCTGGACGGCCTCGCACTGCTCGTCCGTCGCGGCCAGCCACCCGCGAGACTTGGCGCTGCGTCGCTTCAGCGAATCAATGGAATCTGCCAGCGGCCTGTCGCAGTGAATCACCTTCAGGCCGTCGCCGCAGATCGAAACCAAGTGGTCGCCCGCCGCGCACAGGTGCGGATACTTTCCGCCCACCAGCCCGCTGCCTCCTCGGCTGGCGATCCACCGAGAGAGCCGCTGGCCGAACTCGCCCTGGTCTGCGACGCCCACGGTCGGGAACCTCGCCGCTCGCTCGCATAGCCGCGCCAGACCGACGGCCTCGCCGCCGCCGCCGTTGCGGGCCTCGTATCCGCCTAGTTTGTCGCCCATGTTGACGCCGAGTTTGTGCAGCATCATTGCAATGCAACTCGACCCGCTTCGGTGCAGCCCAACGACCGCCACGAACGGCCGCGAACTGGACTTTCGGTGCCACCACCGCTCAGGCACCTCCTTCCACGAAACGTCGCTCTTGCCGTCAGCGGCCTGACCGCAGAGCCACTCCTCCGGTGCGTAGCACGGGATGAGTTTCGCCTTGTGCATTCGGCCGTAGTGATGGTCGATATGGTTTCGGTCTACCCAGTGATCGCAGGCGTTGAGCCACTGGTAGGCCTCTCGCATCGCTGCGGCCCCACGCAACGCATAGGCGTGCGTGCGGTTGATGTTCTTTGCCTGCACCACGCCCGCCGCGATCCGCTCTGCTCGCTTCAGATGCTGGCCGCCGAGATACGCCTGCCCCCAATCCTGCGGAACCGCGCGGAAGAATCCGTCGGCCTTGTCCGAGAAGCCATCGCAGAAAGTGGCGTCGTCCTCGAAGATCAAGACGGACTCGACGCCGTCGTTGAGGCACTGCTCGATGATGCTCAGGTGGCTTCTGTAGCACCCCCAGGCGCCGCCGCCCTGCTTCCACCACGCCGGGTGCGGGGCGAGTTTTCCGTCCACGGCCGGGAAGACCTCGATCTCGCCCAGGCGGAAGTCGACAGGGACTCGCGACAAGAATGCTTCGAGCCTTTCGGGCCGCCGCTTGAGCGACACGACGCAGACGCGGCCGAACTTCATTGTGCGCCCCACTTTCCGACCGGGCACGACTGATCGGCCCACGACAGTTTGCTCAGGAACTTCTTCTCTCGGACGATCGGGCAGCCGCACTTCTTGCAGGCACTGCCGTCGAAGAACTCGCACCCTCGGCAGATGGCGTAGCGCCGCTCCACCTCGGCCTCGGTCGCCATCGGGGCTCCGGCGGCAACGTGCTTTGAGGCCGCCGAAACGAAGTTGATAGCCTTGCGAAGCAGCGTCGGCCCTGGCTTCGGGCGCGGGTAGTCCTTGTGCGACTCGTCCACCGTGATTGTGTCGCCGTCCTCGCTGACGATGCACGCGCGCACCTCGTCAAGCGTGTATCCGCGCTCGCTGCATCGCTTCTCAAACGATGATCGGCGGCCTGTGATCACGGGAACTCGTTGCAGTCGACTGTTGGGACGAGGTAGTCTTGATCGGGGTCGTTGGGGCATGGAATCCCGCCACACGCAGCGGACTCACCGCCCACTGGGTCGCCGCCAAAGATTTGGTATTGCTCGAATGGTCCGTTTGTCGTCGCCGTGTCTGTGATGTCAGTCAGTTCGCCGTCCTCGCATTTGTAAAGTATGAACTTTTCCCATTGCGACGAGACGTAACTGTAGAAGCCGGGAAATCCAAGCGACGCAGACGCTACAAGGCAGGAGTTTGTGGCGCGCCACCAGAACCAATCGCAGTTGCCGAGTGCCTCTGGGTAACCTTCGGCGTACTGGACGCCGGTAGGGCCACCGCTTCCGGCAACGAGCGCGGTCTTCGCATACCCTTGGTAGATGACGACTGCGGTTCCTTCTGGCGTACACGGCTCTTTGGAGTCTTCGATCAGAGACTGCGATATCTCGCAGTTCGCGCAGGAGCATCCTCCGCAGCATTCGCACGCGCCGATATTCGATGTCTGCGGCATCAGTCAACCACCACTGCGCATATCGTTGTCTTTGTGACTTGTATCTGGCCGCCGACGCACTGAACGTCGGTGACGACTTCGATGTTTTCGCACGGCGGCGGGGGTGGCGGCGGCGAGCCGCTGCTAGACGAGCCACTGCTGCCGGGCGATCCGCTGCTCGACGGCTCGCTGCTGCCGGACGAGCCGCTGCCCGAAGACCCGCTGCCCGAAGACCCGCTGCCTGAAGACGATGAGTAACTGCTGCCCGACGACGAGTAACTGCTATCAGAAGGCTCGCTACCGCTGCTGGACGACGACGACGGCGGCGGCCCGCAGTCGCACGACATGATTTGCAGAATCTTCCAGAAGAACTCGACTTCGTCGCCCCCGCTGCCGCCTCCGTACCTACTGTCACGAATCGCCTCGACGACCGTGCCCGTCGGGGCCGGCGCGTTGATGTTCAACTGCTTGACGAGATTGTAGACCCTTACGGAGTTCGATACGTCAAACAGTTCTTCGTCGGCGAGGCCGTTCTCAACGTCCTCGAACGCAAGGCAGTCGACATCGGTGATGCGAACCTCGACGCCGAAGGCGCTCAGGCACGGCGCGAGGCTGCCGGTGAGCCTGAAGTATTTGCTGCCCTTCGGCCTCTGAGGCACGCTTTGCAATCGCACCGGCACGTTCGCGGATCCGCCGGCCCCGAGCGGCGTGCCGCTGGTGCGGGCGATGACATCGCGAAGTTTGTCGCGAAGCCCAGGCCCGATCAGGTATCGTTCAGGCCTCTGGGCCATCAGAACAGCCTCAGTCCGAGCCTGTTGAAGTCGTATTCCCTGTAGATCCGATACCGCCAGACGAGAACCTTCGGGTCAGCGCTCTCGGCCCTTGGGTAGCCCAGCGCCGTCAGCGGGATCGGCTGCGCGGACGGGACTTGCGAGGCGCCGCCGTTCTCGTACTCGAAGACCTTGACCATGGCCCTGACCTTTTCGTTGGGGTCGATCCCCTCCGGAAGTGCGAGCGGGGTCTTGATTTTGCCGTTCTCGTGACGGAGCGGCTGGCCGAATGGGTCGATGATTGCGGCAGCACCAGCAGGGTTTATGGCCTTGACGTTGAACCCAGTGACGGGGATGGCCACATCCCAGCCGATATCAACCTCTCGCTCTATGGCGGTGCTGCCAGTGATCGTGGCGGGGTTCTCTTTGTAGAGAAACTCGTAGGTCGCCGACCAGCCGCGAAAGATCGTGTTGCCCCATGCCTCGACGACGGGCGACGACTGAATGGCCCGCAGCAGGACAGTGGCCCTTGGAAATATTTTCGCGCCTATCCTAATTTCCCTCAGATTGATGCACCCCACGGCGTCGATGTTCGCCAATGGGTCGAGTGTTTGCGGCTGCACGACAGAAATGGTGACAATCGGCTCAAGCCGCACGACGCCGTCGTACATATCGCCGACGGGGTTCGCTGCGGCCTTTGCCACTGCGTCGGGCAGCCCATTGTCGTTCACGAACCGCCACGTTCGGACGGGCGACTCGTAGGTGGCGACGCTCGTCGTCCAGTTGGCGGGCCTGATGTCCGGCGCGCCGCCGCCACCTCCACCGCTGTCACCGCCACCGCCGCTCGAAGCCCTGGTCGCGTAGTTGAACGTCGCGACCAGCACCATGCGGCTCTCGCCGTCGAACCTGCCCTCAAATGATTGGCAGAAGATCCCCGGGTTCGATGGGTGCTGGTCCCCAACGTAGACGCCGCACACCCTCTGGAAGTCGACGTACTCGCCCGGCTCATCCAGAACGATCCGAAAGACTCTGGTCAGTGAGTCGGCAATCGCCCCCTCGTTGGACGAGCGGGTAAACTGTGCCCCTGTGGCGATTTCAGATACAGCCTGCGGCATGATCAGCCCTCTGTGATGTCAACGCGAAGCCGAGTGCCGGTAGTGCCCTTGGCCTCGTACTCAGTGCCGCTGGAGAGCCTGAGCAGCGCGACCTCGCCGGCTCGCAGCGTGGCAAAACTCAGGAACGACCCGCCGGCGTCGATGCCAATGGCACAAGTCGACGCGGTGTGCGTCGAGAGGTTTCTCATGTACGCCAGCCCAACGGCTCCGAGGTTCGCGGTGCTGAGTCCAACTGCGGTCGACGAGAGCGTGTAGGTGTCGCTTCGCAGGCCCGTCAGGTTCATGCTCGCGGTAACGCCGCTGACGTTCACGATGTTGTCGAGGTTGTCCTTCGAGACACGAAGGGATACCGAATAACTGATGTCTGCCATGCTGCTTCCTTACAGGTTCAGGACACCGGGCGGTGCGCCGTTTTCTCGTGCGATCCGAACAAGTTCTTCCAGGCTGGACGACTGCTTCTGCAGTTCGACGAGGTCTTGGTTCCTAGCCGAGTCGTCGCCGCGCAGGAGCCGGTTGAGTTCGGCGGCCCCCTGAGCCGTCGTTACGTCGCTGGCCTGGAGTGCCGCTCGCGACGGCCCCTGCAGGACGGCGTTCTGGACTTGGTCGGCGAGGCCGAAGATGGCGGGGGCGGCGGATCGAAACGATTCACCTATCAACCGCTGCTGGTCGGCGGCGAGGTCTTGCGGGTTGCCGATCTGGCCGGCGTCGAAGGCGGCCTGAAGATCGCGGAGGTTCCGGCCCAGTTCCCGGCCAGCCCGCTCGGCTGGGCTGCGGGCGAGTTCGCGGCCACGATCAACCGACTGTGCCCGCTCAAGTTCAGCCGTGACTTCGTCGCGCTGGCGGCGCGCGGCCTGAAAGTCTGGCGAGTTTTCGGCCCGCTGGCGAATGTCCTCGTCTAGTCGGCGACGCTCCTCGCGAAGTCTTTCGCGCTCGCCCACCGTCCCGCCTTTTGTGCCGTCGGGGGCGATTTCTCCCGCCGGGACTGCCAACTGTCGGTCAATCTCCGCACGGCGCTTGGCTGCCCTATCCCCGTCGGCAAGCAGTTGCGCCTCGGCCCGCTCGCGGGCAGTCGCAATATCGTCTTGGAATCGCCGCTCCCGCTTTCGCGCCTCTTCGGCGTCTTGCTCTGCCTGCTGCCTCGCGGCGGCCGTCTCGGGCGTGCTGAAGGCGATATCCTCTCGTCGCGCTTGGTCGGCCCTCTGCTGCATGGCCGCCGTGTCGGATGACACGGAGTCCGCCGCTTGGGCGAGCCTGTCGGAGAATACCGCGAGCGCGGACGCGGCAGCGGTGAGCCCCCTCGCCATGCCTCTGGCGGCCTCGGCGTCAGCCAAAAACGCCGACGGGTCTTCGCCTCTTTCGACCGCATCGTTCGCCATTGAGTCAAGTTGCTCTGCCACATCGGCCAGCCTGTCGATCTCTGCTCCGATGGCACTTGACGAAGCAAGTTCCCCAAACACTTTGTCGACAACTGCCCGGCCTCTGTCGAGTTCGTCACCCAGCAGAAAAAGTCGGCGAGCGACCTTGTCGGCCGCAGCGAAATTCTGCAGCGCAACGTCCGAGAATCGGTTCAGTATGCTGGTGAGCCTTCCGATTTCGGCGTCAACTCCACCCATCGCGGCCCTGGCTTCGGCGCCCTGCGGACCTCCGGCGGCTGCCGCCTGCTCAAGATCGAATCGCAGGTTTTGAAGAACCTCGATCTGCCTGCGAACGGCCTGCTCCTGCCCTCTGCGCCCGTCGGGGGCGTCCCGGAGCGCAGCGGCCGCCGCGTCCCGCAGGTCACGATCGAGCGACGCGGCGCTATCAAGTCCGGTTGCCGCCAGTTGCCTGGAGGAAACCGTTCGGCCGCCCCCGAGAATGACATCAGCCGCCTCGCGGGCGGTGATGGGCCTCCTGATACCAAAATCAGCAATAGAACGCTCGCGCTGCCTGAGAGACTCTATCTGCTGCTGGATTCCTACGCGCCTGTTCATGAAGTCCTGCTCGGACTCAAAAAAACCGCGAGGCTGTTGCAGCCTGCTTTCCAGGTCTTTTGCCTGAAGGCGCGCCGATATCGCGTCGGGGTCTGTCGCCGAGACCCTTTCTCTCATCAAGTCCCGGCGCTGGCGACCGATTTCGTCAAGCGTCTCGCTTCGACTGAGATTGCGACTGGCGCTGCCGGAAAGGCCAGCCTCGCCGATGGACTTTGCGAGTGACTTGTATGAACTGGAGAGCGAGCCTGACAACGACCTCTGACGCTCAAGACCTTTGTTCAGGGTTTCTACTTGATCGCTTGCGCGCTCAGTGTCAGTCGCAAACTTCAGCAGCGCGACCCCGAGGTTAGCGCCAATCGTGGCCCCGAGCGCGATGAACAAGCCCTTGGTCGCCGTCAGGCCTTCAATAAGGCCAGACTGTCCGAGGAGAAGCCCCAACTGCGTGATATTGTTCCCAATCGCGCGGAGTTTGTATTCCAGGCCTCCGGTAGACGAAAGAAAGTCGTCTACTGCGAACAGCCCTTGCTGAAATGCGAGTTGCGCTGACGCAGCACCGGAGACGCTCACAGAGCCGGCCGTGTTTCGGCCGCGCTGCATGGCGGCGTCAATTTGGCCCTCTCTAAAAACGCCGTCGCTCTCCTGCGCAACAAGCCCGGCAAGCCCGGCCGTCGATTGCCGTATCTCGTTGTCAAGCCTGTCGAGTTCTGCTGCCTTCTCCTCGATGCCGAGGTCGCTCGCGGCTACATTCGCCATCTCTCGCTGCAGAACGCGAACGCTGTCAGTGATTCGGTCGATTTCCGCCTGAATGGTGATTCTTGCGGATCCGCTGGCTATCTGTCCGCGAAACTGCCTCGCAACCGATAAGTCGGAGGCTGCGTCCCGCGCGCCTTGCGAAAGTTGCTCGGCGCTGCCGCCAGAGGACTGAAGGAATAGTTCTGTCTGCCTCCTGGCCGCATTTGCAGAACCCACCGTGCCCGCAATATCTTCCTCGATCTGCTCCTGCTGCCTCAGAAGCGCAATGACTCGCTGCAACGCGCTTTCGGCTTCGCGGTAGTTTCCGGCGAAGTTGAGGTTCTCCGCTCGCAAATACTCCGCGTTGATCTGCCGATTCAACTGCAGCAACCTCTCGGCGCCGCGAATGGCGCCGGCGTCACCGGAATCGCGAGCCTGCTGCGCCAGTTGCTGAGTGCGCGGAATCGTCGTCTCGTTGAGGTTCAGGCGGCCGAGGGCGATGTCGCGGTTGTACCCAGCCTCAATCCTGACGGGGTCTGTTGCGGCACGGTTCGCAGTCAGCGAATCGAAGTCGCTCTGGATGCGGCGGCGCATCATGTCCGACTGCGAATACAGCAGGCTGTTCGTCTGCTCGCCGAGGATGTTCAGCGGGCCGTTCTGGCGAGCGCTGTTGAGCGCTCGGTCGAGTTGCGTCACCGCACGCGTGGCGGCGGCCGCTGAGGTCGCGCCGCGATTGAACTGCTCGACCAGAAACGACGCCGCGTTGATCAGGCCAGAAAACCGCGTGCCGCCAAGTTGCCTCGCCTCTGCCGACAGGGCGCCGAGCCGGTTGATCAGAACGTCGACCTGCTCGGTGGCCCTGGGGGACACGATCTGCTGGATCTGGGCGCTGCGGATCTCGCGGTCGAACAGGCTGTTGACCGCCTCCTGCTGCGAGACCTGCCTGTCAAGCCTCTGCTGGGCGATTCCCCGACGCTGGAGTTGCGACGGAGTCACCGCGCCTCCGTTCCGCTCGGTGTTCGCGATGTCGAGTTGCGCCCGCGCCACCCGGGCTGCAGCCCTGGCTACGCGCTCGGCGCTCTCCTCGGCCTGCACGGCGAGGTCGGCGAATACATCCGATCGAAAGGCCGCCGGCACGGCCTGGGCGCGGTTTCGCAGGTCAAGCGACCGCTGGAGCGAGTCCCTTGCCCTGGCCTGGAAGAAAGACCCGCCGGTATTGTTGGCATTGAGGGCGTCGGCGAGCCGGCCAAAGTCGCCGACGGCGGCGGTCGCCCGGCCGAGGGCCACGATTCTGGCACGCAGGCTGTCGATCCGCTGCTCGGCGGCCGAGATTGTCGTCGTGCCAGAGCCGATTTCACGATACAGCCGCTGAAACCCTCCCTGAATCCGGTTGAGTTCCGGCGTCAGTTGGGACTGCAGGGCGTTCGACAGCCGCTCGACCTGATTTTTGACATCGGTCAGCGGCCTGCCGACATCCTCAAACGCCCGCAACTGCTGCCGCAGCCGGCCTGGGTCGGGAAGGCCCGCGCCGAGCCCCTGCCGCTGGAGGTTCTGAATCTCCCGCAGCGTCCGCTGGAATCGCTGAAGTTGCGTCAGCGTGCCGTTCAGGGCACGGTTGTCGAGATTGAACTGCAGCCCGCGAGCCTGCTGGGCGAACTGATTCAGTTCACGGCGTGCTGTGCCGATCTGGCGACTGAAGTCCTGCGTGTTCGCAGTCAGGACAGCCGAGATTTTGCCGAGCAGTGCCATGTTGTTACTTCAGTTTCGCCAGTTCAGCCCACATCTCTTCCTGAGTCTGGTGCGGCCGTACCACTGACGGGACGAAGATTTTCTCTTCCGGCACCCGCTTGTAGTTGCCGCTCGCCGCCATGATGGTTCGGCAGATTCGTGCCGTTTGCCACCAATGGTCAGGAAGCGGCCACCTCTGGTCGTAGGCGAACCACTCGCTCAGTTCTTCGGAGTCAATCTCACTCAACAGCCTCTTGACGGTCATGCCAAGCGCGAGCGCTAGGCGGAAATAGAATCTCCGCTCAGGTCGCTCGGTGAATCTTTTCCCAGGCCTTCCACAGCCTCCTGCGTAAAGGCGTTGTGTGCCCAGGCCTTCTCGAACAGCCGGTTGATGACGACGCTCGACTTCTTGCCAAGCGCGTCAGTGTCGTCGTCCGAGAACAGGCGTTCGCCGGAGTCGTCGCACAGCGTCAGGACGAGGAACCGGACGCGGAACGACTTCATCTTCTGCTCGGCGTAGGACTCCTCGAACGCGTCCCGCTCAAGGCCGGAGAGCGTCTTGACGAACACATCGCCCTTCCATTCCGGCACCGGAATGGCATCACTGAGTCGAACGTCCTTCGCCGCGAGGATTGCAGTCTTGCTGAGAGCCATGGGATTCCTTTTGTCGTTTAGCCTGTGAGGTTGATCAAAAAAGACGCCTGCCCGCGAATAACGTCACCAACAGCCATCTCGTGCGTGAGGGACTCCACGGCGGCCAACTTGGTGATGTTGATACTCGGAGACGCTATTGAGAGAGTCCCGGTGGCCCCCTGCATGAACAGCGGCGCAGGCGTGGTCGCAGTCCGGATGAACTCGATCGACACCTTGGGCGCCGTGAGGATGGCGCCGGTGGCAACCAGCCGCCGGTAGCCAACGGGGTCGGCGATGGCCGTCATGTCGACGACCTCGCTCTGCGCCTCCTCTATCGAGATCGAGGTGACGTTCGCAGTAAACCCGCTGAACGAAAAAGTCGTGCCATGCGACGAGATCGCCACTGCCGCCTCCCGTCACGCATTGATCAAGCGAGCCGGAAGGTGGCAGAGCCTCGCACGAAGTCGCCCACCGAGCCGCCGATGCTGGCCGTCGAGCAGGTCGCGGTGCCACTGATCGAAAACGGCCCCGAGATGCTGAGTTGCCCAGACACGCCGGCAGTGAGGATCGTGGTCGAGATGTAGTCGATCTGCACCTCGCGCTCGGTGGCGAAGCCGCCGATAAACACACGCCGCGCGTTCGGGGCGATGCCGAGGTGGGTCGCGTCGAGGAGGTCTTGCGAGTCATTGACCTGCACAGAAGTCACGGTGATGGTGCTGCCACCGAACGTGAACGTCATTCCCTGTGACGAAACGGACATTTGCGTGCGCCTCCTTGCGCGAGAGAGTGTTAGCCGGTAGCCTCAGTCCAACGAATCTGAAACAGTTGCCGCACTTCGTAGGCTGGGGGCAGTTGCGCCCCGACCGCCGTGGGATCGAGGAAGTCGTCGACCTCGGAAACCAGCCTCATATCGTGTATTGTAACCCCAGAGAGTGTGCCGGTGTGGCCATCCAAGGCCAGCCGAACCTCGTCCGCCAACTCCTTCGCGCCATCGTAGGACAGAGACCACGAGGCCACCTGCATCGAGACCTCGGGCATGAAAAGCGGGGTGTTCGAGAGCGTGCCCTCGCGACGAACGTTCGCCCGCTTGTAGATGATGAACGGCATGGCGGCCCCCTTGGGCACGGCGATCGGGTAAATCTGGAACCCGACCAGCCGGGCCACGCCCGGGGTCGAGGTCAGCCGCGTGTAGATATGCCGTTCCGGCAGCAGAAGCATCAGAGAGCCCCCGAGACTGCGGCGTTGATCGCGTCGATCAGCCCGTTGCGGATGATGCCCTGAACCTGGGTCCGCCGGGCGTTGATGGTGTTTTCCATGAGGTGATAGGCCGGCATGGCACCGTAGTCCTCGCCCGGGTGCAGGGTGAACGGCCGGGGGCCGTCGCCGGCGTCAGGCAGGAAGTCGTGGGTGTACCCCCGGCCGGCGCGGGCCTGCCTCGTCGGCTCCCGCCACGAGGACATCAGGAAGTAGTACCCACGGCCGCGTCTCGCGAAATCGTCGCTGTCTTCCAGTTTGGCCACCTTGGTCATGCGGCGGTTGATCATCTGGTGGACGTTGACGTAGGTCTTGCGGGTTCCGCGAGACTGCGGCCGGCGGCGGCCGTTGGACCCAAACTCCACGAGCCAACTGTGATTCCCGCTGGCAACCTCGCCGGTGGCCCCCTGGTTGCCGGTGTGCCTTGGGCCGGCGATGGCCACGGTGACGCCGGGGCGGTAAGTCCGCACCTTGCTTGTGGTGCTGCGGGCGAGGTTCCCGGTGGCGTCGTGCCTCGCCGCTGCCGCCCGGTAGGTGTTGACGATCGGCCGAGCCGCCCGCCTCATGATGGCTTCGAGTGTCGTGCCGGCGGCCAGGATGCCGGCGACGTTCTCCAGCGTGTCGATGACGGGCTCGACCCCTCGAACGTCGATCCGAACGAAAGCGCGTGCGGCTGCGAGAGACATTACTGCACCTCTTTGGCGAGGATTTCCAGCGCGGTGCTGTTGTCCCTGGACACGACGCTGGCAATCTCCATCGTCTTGCCGTCGCAGAGGAGCCTGTCGGTGTGGGCAACGTCGCTGCGGTAGCGAATGCGGATCTTGTGCGTGGCCACGACGTTCGCCTGCTGGGCCTGGAGGATGTCCCTCGAAGACAGGCCGTCGACGCTTCCCCAGACCGTCGCGACCGTGACCCACGACAGCGTGGTCTCGCCAGACGGGCTGCGAGACTCCGACGGCCGCTGAATCGTCACTCTGTCGCGTAGTTTGCCAATGTTCACGAGACTGTGCCCTCGCCAATGAGGACGATTTCGTATGAGCCGGCAGTTTCAGTTGCGTTGAAGACGGCAATCCCGGCGGTGGTGCCTGCGGTCGACCATCCTGCGGCCCCCGGGGCGACCAGCGCGACCGCGCCTCCAGGGGGCACAAGGACGCCTCTTTCAGCGACGAATGGGCCGGAATACCAATCGCCGGCTCTGCCGAGTTCAAGTTCGACGGTGCCGGTGTTCTTGAAATAGACAGCCTTGAGGGCTGTCATCGCGATCGTCCCGCGATCGTCAGCGAAGCCGGAGAACGCATACACCTCGTCGCCGTTATCCTGAACAGTCGCGGACGCGCTGAACGCGACCTGCGCCTGGTTCGCTCCAGTGCCGTCCGAGAACGCGACGGCGTAGGTGGCGGGAGTTACTCGCATCTGCCTGGACAAGTCCCCACTCGACGACTCGTGGGCGACCATGGATAGGAGGACTTGGGCTGAAAGCGGCATCGGTCAGTTCCCCATAACGAAGATTTCGTAGGACGAGCCGCTCACGCCGCCGATGCGCAGGCGGCTGCCGCCCGAGGTGGTGGCAAATCCGCTGGAGTTCGGGCACGACAGCAAGTATGAGCCGCCAGCCCGGATGGGCATTCCCCGCAGCGTCAGGCTGCCGAGGTTGATCATCGGGGCGAAGTTCCACGCCAGCGTGTCAACAATGAAGTTCCGAAAATCCACGCCGTTGTAGCCAGCCGAAAGCGCCATGTCCGACGACGACAAGTTCTTGACGCACAGGAGTTTGACGGCCGAGACGCCGAGCGTGGAGAAGTCGATGTCGTCGAAACCAAAGGCACCGACGGTCCTGCGGTCGCTCCAGACCTTCGAGCAGTCGCCGACGGAGACGGAAATACTGAGCGGGTGCTGATCGACAGACGACGTAAGCCCAGACTGAGCCGTCTTCGTCGCCTTGATGTCGACAGCAACCTGCGCGGCCAGCGTCATCGGTATCCGCCCCACCCTGACGCGGCCATCAGGGTGTCGAACGTCGTCGGGATCGGGAGGATCTGCGAGTAGCCGGCGACCACAGGCTGCCGGGTCTCGTACCAGTGCGCCACGAGAAGCAGGATGGCGTGCTTGAGCGTGTTTGGCGCGCTGGCGCCGGATGCCCCGTACCCGGCCGACCAGCGGACGGTGACGCTGTTCTCGTCGCCTCGAACCGCCGGCCAAGTCTCCTGATAGTTGGGATAGATCCTGCCAGGGGTCGCGTAGTGGTCGATCTGGAAGGCCGACGCCGCGCTGGTGATCGTCCGATTCGTCCCGGCCTCGTCGCGATAGATGACCGTAACGGTACCGCTCTGCATCGGCGGCCTGGGCAGGACAATCTCCCACAGCGGGAAGCAGTCGTAGCGCGCCTCCCAGACGGTCGTGATGATCGAAATGTCGAGGATCTCCTCGACATACTGCCTCGCCGTCGAGATCAGCGTCGTCAGGTACGAATCCTCGTCGCTGGAGTCGACGCGGCACTGAACCTTCGCCTCCGCAAGCGTAACGGGCTCGACGGCCGGCGCAGTGTGGCGAACGAGGCTGCGGTACGGCGTGACGCTCGACGACGGCTCGCCGGGGATGCCGTAGCGGATAGTGATGGTCACTTGAACCTCTTCTTTCCTTGCGGCTGGACAGCCCGTTCCGCCTGCCGCTCAACGGCCGCCACCTCGACCGCGCGGTCCTCGACCTGGGCGACGAGGCCTCTCGCGACCAGCACGCGGGCCATTCCGTCGCCCCACTCGAACTCGCTGCCGACCTTGTAGCCGCCAAACGGCTTGACGATGCGAACTCTCATTTCATGAACCCCCAGGCGTCTTCGGGCGGGGTCTTGTCCAGATTCCAGAACTCGGTGCAGTGCTGCTGAACCTTGCCGTCCGGGACCGACCGCGACGGCCAAGTGATCATCAGTTCGGCGTGACCAACGCTGATGTTGGTTGCGATGCCCAACTTGTTGCCTGAGGAGCAGAACTTCTTCCAGAAGTAGATGTCCTCGTCGATATGCCCACCGCGATAGTCGCCGCTGTCGCTGGCCTGGGCCAGAAAGAACGGCTTGCCCATCTTCTTGATGGCTGACGTTCGGATGAACGTGCAGCCGAAGTGGGCCGTCTCGACAGGCTGCACCGGCTTCGAGAACCAATCCGCCTCGACGGTCGCCTTGTCCTCCGGGCTGACGCCCGGCAGGGCGAACATGACCGTGTTGGCCTCGCGCTTGGTCTGCAGCGGGGCGATTGCGTCGTACCCCGAATACATCATCAGCGTGAGGAGCGCCTCGACGGTCCTCGACGTAAAGATCGTGTCGTAGTCGATCGTCAGAATGACATCGTGCGACTCGATCGTGTCTTCCATGCACCGCTGCAGGCACTGCCCCCAGAACGCGCCGGTGTATTTGATCGGCGAGATCCGGTGGGGTGCCAGCGCTGCGGTGACGCAGAAGAAATTATCAGTGAAGCCGAGGCGGGGGCAACTCATCAGAGCGGCCACCTTGACCTCGGCTTCACACTGACCTACACGAACCAGCATCTTTCGCTCCTTGTAAGGAGCGGGCGCGCATCCTTGCGCCTTGACCGGCCGTCACTGGCCGTCCCGCTTGTACGGGATCAGCCCTTGACCAGACCGATGACGTTGGTTTCCGCAGCCGTCACGGGTGCTTCTTCGGCGCGGCCGAGCCGCGCGACGATGCCAACCGTGGCGGTCGCACCGGGCGAGTAGGACACCTTGAGGTATCGCTTCTTCGCCTTGGTGTCGACATCCATCTTCAGCACAGCCGCCGAGGCGGTTCCGGCCACCGAGATGGCCGGAATGCTGAAGCCACCGGTGCCGCCGCCGACGAGGGCGGTGACGTTCGAGAAGCCGGAGCCGCTCTCGTCCGACTCCTCGACCTTGACGGCGGTGGCGAACACGGTCGACGCGTTCGAGGCACGCACAACCGTGATGCTGGCGTGGTCGTAGCCAAGGGTGTCAATCGTCATCGTGGCCGTGGCCGTGGCGCCCACCGCAGCGGTGGGCAGTTCGGCGACGATCCGTTCGTTCTGGGAGTGAATCATGCTGTCATGGCTCCTTTATCACGAGGCGGCCGAACGGAGGGCAACCACGGGGCCGACCTCGCTGTTCGTGCCAAGGGAGTGGTGGTTCACATCGAATCGCATCGTGCCCTGGAGGAGCAGTTGGTCGGTGGTCGCGTAGACCTGATCGAACAGCCGCACCGAGAAGTCCCGACGACGGGCGTAGATGCTGGACAGGCCCATGTTGCCGAACAGAACCTTCACCTTGCTGGTGTCGGCGCCGAGCGTGCTGTTGAGGACATGCACCATTCGCACTGGGTATCCCAGGAACGTCTCGCCAGCGTCACGACCGAGGTTGTCGACCGTGTTGCCGCCAGCCGCGTACTTCAGGCGGCTGATGCTGGCCGCGTAGCCGGCCGGAGAGACGTACCACGCGGCGCCCTGGCGGGCGTACAGCGGCAACTTGCCCATGGCACCGAGGAAGTCCTCGATGTCGAGGGTCTCGAACGAGGTGTTGCCCGACGCGGCGGAATGCACCGACGCCGTATGCGTGCCGTCGTTGATCTTGTTCACGACGCCGTTGATGCCGCCGAACTGGCTGGTGCCGTCACCGAGCCAGCCGCAGGTGTCGATCTTGTACGCCAGCGAGGTGGCGAACTCGGCAGCCACGGCGTCGGCCAGCGACACCAGGGCATCCTCGACAACCTCGCTCGACATCCGGCAGGACACCGCGAGTTTCTTGGCCGTCAGCGAGACGTTCGCATAGGTCGGCTCGCTCTCGGTCACGCTCGACCCCTCGCCCACAAAGTAGGCGGTGGTGCCCGAAATCCGCTTGGGCACCACGAGGGTGTCACGGTTCATCGACACGTTCTCGGCGGCGCCGGGGAAGGTGCCGAAGGTCTCGACCAGCCGGATGACCCGGTTGGCGAACTCCTCGGGAACCAGCGCACCGCCGGCCGAGTTGCTGCCCTCGTTCAAGGCGCGGCTCTCGACGCCGTGGTCACGGCACCACCGGAGGTCGTCCTCGTTGCGGAACACCGTGGCCCGGAGCCAGCGGCCGCAGCGATAGGCCGACTCAACCGCGTCGGCCGAGTCGTTGAAGGCCCGGAGGGTCGTGTGATGCGGGTGGATCGCCCGGATCTCGGCCTTCTTCGGCGCCTCGGCAGGGGCCGGCGTGGGGGCCGGGGCGGCCCGCTCGACCACCGAGCGAAGTTCCGCCTCCTTGGCGGCCAGCCTCTGCTCGAACTCCAGATCGGACTTGACCTTGTCCGCCTCGTCCGTCAGCCGACGGAGTTCTGCGGTCTGCTCCTCCGACCGCTCCTCGATGTCGGCGAGTTCGTTGAGGCGAGCGGCGATGGCCGCGGCACGATCCTGAAGACGCTTGAGGTTGGAAGCCATTTGGCTGTTGCTCCTTGTCTGAGCCAGCCAAACGCGAAAAAGCGGCGGCTGGCGGGGTGTTTCCCGCAAGCACGCCGCGACAAGAATCCTCAAGTCGCTCGCACTGCTCTCCGCGAAATCCATCGCGGAGCAATATGTCTACCTGTAGCCTACAGGGCCGCCGCAGCGCGGTGCAAGTCAGTCGGCGGGCGGCGGCGCTTCGATGAGGATTGGGCCGAGCCCAACAACCTCGCACTTGATGCCCCATTTGTTCAGAAACTCGGCGGCGCGCGGGTAGAGCATTCCAAACTCGCGACCATAAATCGTCACCGAGTCGTCTGCTTCGCTCAGTTCTTCTCGCGAGTAGTGGTCATTGAGCATTCTCGCGGCGACGTAGCCGGAGTCGCCGTCAAAGTCCCACGCCATGAGCGGCCTGCTCACGAAAACCGACCACCCGTCTCCGCGAATCTCAGCGCGCTTCATAGAAGTCCTGCAAGAATAAGAACTGTAAGGTCAAAGCCGTGCCTCGCGCGCTTGCGGAAGTCGGTCGGCTCTCTGTAGACGGACTCCACGCCGGTGGAAAACACCTCAGTCCCGCCGCTGAATCGTCCTGTCGAGTTGTTGCTGAATCGCTGCCGCGTCGCGGCATCGTACTGGCAGTCTGAGTACCTCCTAGCATACCCAAGTAGGCTGGGCGCTTCGAGCGCGAGGTTCTGTCTCTGCTCGCCGGGGCCGTACACGCACTCGTAGTAACTGCAGGCGTCGGTCCCCATGATCTTTGAGCCTTTGTTGGCCAGCATGAAGTCGTCGCGGCGGCGCTCGTAGTCCTCGGCGACGGCCTTCATTGTGGCCGGTCGCTTCGATTCGATCGCGTGCCCGTACTCGTGAACCGCCACCTTCGCGGCGCTTTCTGCGCTTCCGCCGAACCCGATCGTCGCCTCGTTGGTGTCCATGCTGTGCGATCCGCCGCCAGCCTGTCGCGGGCGGATTTTTGTGCCCGCGATCGCACCCGAGTGCGCTGGCGCAGCCACGCCGGAAAACCACGCCCAGGCCTTCTGCGCTCCCTCCCGCACGCCGTCTTTTGCCTGCTGGCTCATGAAGCCGGTGTCGACGATGTCGTAGTCTTTGGGGTCGGACGACGCCGACATGGTCTTGCCGGCATGGGCAGTCGTGAACTCGCCGACGAGTTTGTGGACTTTCGCGTCACGTTCTTTCTGCAGGTCGCTAACTTCCTTCGACTTGTCCGCCAACTGCTTGCGCAGTCGCTTGTCTTCTTCAAGTAGGTCGGCCAGTTCTTTGCCTTTTGGCTTTTCCTGTGATCCGTAAAGCCTTTGCCCAACGTCATTGATTCGTGCGGTTGCTGCGTTTCTTTCTGACTCAGCCTTCTTCACCTGGGCGGCGTAGTCGAACTCAATCTTCTCGGACTCGCTGTGTAGTTTGTCGAGGTCTTGCTTGTATTTCCTCTTGACGAACTCGACCTCCGTCTCGCCGACCTGTTTTGTGACGTTGTCGCCCTTGCCAGAGAAGATAGAGGGCGGCTTTTCGATCACCTCAAGGCGTTCGCTCGCCTTCTTGATCCTGATTCTCTGAAGCATCGACGCTCGCTTCTGATCTGCGGCGTCCTTCGCGGACTGCTTCTCGGCCGCATCGCGCTGGTCTTTTTCGGCCCTCCTCTTGGCCGCCTCCGACCGAAGCCTGTTGATGCGGCGCTGCTTCTCCCGCTGGGCCTTGGTGGCCTCGGACTTCTTCCGATCGAGCGCCTCCTTGCGGGCCTTCCTGGCGGCCGCCTTCTCGCGGAGTTTCTTCGCCAGCGCGAGGTCAGCCTTGGCGTCGGCTTTCTTCAGGCCGCCGCCTTGACCAAGGGGGCGCTGCGGGATGCCGTCCTCCTTGGCACACTGATTGCCGGCCTTGAAGCCCCCCTTCCCGGTCCCGCAGCCAACCGACGGCCCGCCCTTGCCGGCGACGCGGGCGACCGCCTTGACCTTCTTGTTCTTGCCCGGGGCGCGCCGGCCGCCGCCGCCCATCCTCGCGCGGGCCTCGGCGATTGCCGCAATCAGTCTTGCGATGGCGTCCATGCCAAGTCGCCTCCGGTGGTTACAGCCTCAATCCAATCGAGGTACTCGGAGACGTTCGTGTGACCGCTCTCCTGCCCGTTCGTGCTTTTGACGGCGCCGCGGCCCTCTCGCATGACGATCGAGTGAATCCCTGCCAGCCGCCCCCGAACGAGCAGCGGCCCGCCGGAGTCGCCCGGGGCCGTGAGCATCTCCCTCGGGGACGTTCCAGCCGCGCCGTGGCACACCCACAGGTTTCGCTCTCGGCGGCAGATCGTGTTCGTTCCGGCCCGCAGCCGGCCGTCGAACGCCTTCCATCCGGCGTCGAGCGTCCCCTCCGCGCCGTAGCCCACCACGACCGCGTCGTCGCCGACCGCCTCGGTGCCGTCAGCCAGTGGCGGGTAGGCATCGAGGCCAAGCGGCTCGCTGACTTCGAGGAGCGCGATGTCGTGCTGACCCATCATCGCGTGCTGGAATCCGCTGTGGCAGACGATGCGGCGGATCTTCCACGACCGCTGGCCGTTTCGGACGGTGGCTTCTTTGGCCTCGTGGACGATATGCGCAGCGGTGATCGCCCACGAGTCAGAGATGGCGACTGCCGTGCCGACGCCCAGGTCGCCGCCCTCGCGGGTGGCCTCGATGGTCAGCGTGTATTCGGCGTGCGGCTCGGCTGCGTCGAGGTACTCAGAGTCCTCGACGTTCGGGTCGCGAGTGCCGGCGAGAGACATCAAGGCGGCGACTAGAACCAGAAACCTAGCGACGGATCCCATGAGCGGCAGTCTCCAGTGACTTGGCCTTCAGTCGAGCCGCCTCGGCCGCCGGATCGACGGCCCGCTGGCTCTCGGTGGCCGGCTCCGACAGCCGCTCCTCCGGAATCACCCACAACTTGCAGACCGCGTTGGGGTCGATCTCGCCGGAAACAACGTCGCAGGAGCCACCTTCGTTCCAGAACACGCAGTTCTCACACCGAATGCCGCGCTCGGCGAACGGGCTTTCGGTCATGTAGTGGGCGCCGTCGGGGCCGCCCTGCGGCCACTGGCCGTTCTCGACAGCGACCTGGGCGATCGCCTCGTAGAGCGCGAAGTTCGCCGGAGACAGAGACTCGGCGTCCTCCTGATCCTCGGCGTCGACGGCGCGGCCCTCCATGGACTTGACCTTGCGAGCGGACCAGTTCTTCGCCGGCGTGCCGCCCCACAGAAGCCACGCCACGAATCCGGGCTTTTCCTCGCCCGGCTTGTCCCAGCCCTCGGACTTGCTGGCCGACTCGTGCCTCGCGAACCACGCGTTCATTTCGCGAACGTGATCCTCGGTCAGTTCCTCTCGGCGGGCGATCTTGTTCGCCCTGGCCACGGTCTCGGGCTTGAGGCCGTCTCCGGACTTGCCTTCCTCGTGCAGCCGCAGGCCACGCTTGGCCGCAGCCGCCATGCCGGCCGTCGGCTTGAGGCTCCCGGCGGCACGCTCGTCGGCCGGCTCGTCAGTCATGACGCCAGCGGCGACGAGGTCTGACATCGGCTTGCCGACGAACTTGTCGGTCTCTTCCCAGACGCCCTCTTCGGACTCCCAGATCCGAACGAGCGCCGCCGGAGACTCCGGCGTAGCCTCGATCGAATACTCGGAGCCATCCATGCCAAGGCGACCCTCGGTCATGACATGCTCGACGCGGCCCACCCCGCCGTCCCACGCTACGAAGTCACCGACATCAAGCATGACTCTCGTCTCGCCGCGAGCGATCTCCATTGCTCGCCGGCTGACGAACGTCTCGGTGGCTGGATACGCGGGCCGAAGCACGGGGCCGACATCAAAGAGACCGTCGAAGTCGACGATTTCCCTGAGTTGCCGGCCGTCCTGCATCTTGCTCCAGCGCTCGCCCTGCCCCTTCACCTTGAAGGCGAACGAACTTCCGCGAACATCCCCGCGCTCGATCGCCTCAACAACGTCAGCGCGGCTCTCCGGGGCGTCGATTTCGTACCGCAGGCCGCGCTCGTCGACTGACAGCCTCAGTGTGCCGGCCGACTCGCGGCCGAGCAGGAACATTGGCTCGTGGTTGTAGAGGGCGACGACATCGGTGCCGCGACTGATGACGTTGTCGAAGGCGCCGGGGAGAATCCTCTCCACGAAGCCACCCAAGTCCTGCGAGTCGGACTGAAACAAGGCCGCATAGCCACGAATTGTGACCTTCTTCTTGCCGGTCTTGTCGCACAGGCAGCGCTCGACGGCCGTGTCGGACTCGATCAGCCGGCGTTCAATGTCTTCTCGACCCTGTCCGTCCATGTCTCAAGTACCTCTTCGTAGGGGCGGCCGCTGCGGTGGCACGAAAGCAGGAGATCCCGCGTTTCGTTCATCCAGCCGGCCGTCAGTTCCTCAATCTGTCGCCCTGCCGCCTGTGCGGCGTCACAAAGTTCCGTCCGCATCCGCTTCTCGTGCGCCTCCAGCCACGCCGCCAACTTGGCTGGCTTCGTTCGCCGTTCGCGAATCCCGTCCGCCTCGACGGCGGCCAGTTTCCGCAGCGTCTGCTTGAGGAGAACCTCGGCCGCCGAGCGGGCGGCGTCCGCCGGAATCTCTTCTTCCGGCGCCGGCTCCTCTTCGGGGGCGGCCGGCTCCTCTTCGGGGGCGGTGGGCGGAACCTCGGGCTCAGGTGGCTGCACCACGAAGGATTCGAGCAGGGCCATGTTGACCTGAACGAACCGCTTCTCGCCGCCCTCGATCGGGTTCATTCCCTCGGCGGCTCGGATTTCGTTTATAGAAAGAACGCCAAGGTTCCAAAGTTCCCGGAAATACTGGGCGCGACCAGCATTGTCCCCACGGAGCAACCCGCGAACGTCGAACTCGGCAAAGTAGTTGTCGTCGTCGGCGATCAAGTCCCGGCGAACGGCGCTCTCCCAGCGACGCAGCCACGGCACGAGCGTGAACGTGACGAAGTCCAGCCCCTGCTGTTCGACCGACGAATACGACGACTTCGTCAGGTCGCCGATCATGTAGACCGGAACCCTGTAGGCGCGGGCGATATCTTCGACTTGGTAGCGCCTGGTCTCAATCAGTTGGGCAGACTCGTTCGACCCGGAGAGTTCCCGAACCTTGATGCCATGGGGGAGGACGGCTGTCTTGGACGAGTTGTGCGGGCCTCGGCCGTGGATGTCGTCCCACGACTGACGCAGCCGCTGGGCCGTCTCGGGCTTCAGCGGCTGGTCCGATTCGAGGACGATCCCCGGCCGCGCGCCATTGCCAAAAAATGCTCCAGAGTGTAGTTCTGTAGCCCGAGCCAGCGCGATCGCCTCGCGAGAGATGGTGGTGGGGACGTAGCAGTTCACGCCGTCCTTCGTCATCCACGGGATGCGAAAAATCTGATCCTGGCTGTACGGCGTCGGTGTGGCCTTGTCGGGTTCCTGATACAGAAACCGCAGGCGGCCGTTCTTGATGCGCTCGACCGTCATGCGGCTGGGGTGCAGGGGCCAGAGTTCGGTCACGGCCCCGAACTTGCCCGGCCGAATCTCGGCGTAAGCGGCGCCCCAGAGCATTGCCCACGACTGCATGAGTTCCCGGAACTCGAAACTCGTCATCCACGAGTTCGGCTGCTGCGACAAGACGCGGTGCAGCGGCATCCCGTCGGCGATTTCCTTGCCGCCGCCTACCAGCGTTCGGTAGAGCGAGAAGGGCAGGGACGCGACTGACTCAGAGACCACCCGGACGCAGGCCAGGACGGCGCTGCACTGGAGGGCTGTCTCGGGGGAGACGTAGACGCCGGAGACAGTTTTGTTGCTGTCGGTGATTTCCTCGAACACGCGGGACAGCCCGCTGCGGACTTCGAGGATGTCGTCGATCGCGGCGTTCTGTGGTTCCACTACAACACCAGAATTTCGGGTTCTACTTGCTTGCCGTAGACCTCGCCGCTGGCAAGCGAAAGCGCCATGCAGCAGGCGACGATGCCGTCGATGCGGCCAATGTCGTGGGTTGACTTCTTGACAGGCTTGATGAGTCCTTCGTCATTCGTTTTCACTTGGACGTTGCTCGCCTGCCATGTCAGGACCGGATTTCCGGCGTGCCGAAGTTTGCCCGAAGTCACAAGGTTTTCGAGCAACTTCGTCGGCCCGTTCATCGGGCCAAAACCCTGTCCGAACGGGTGAACTGTCACCCCTTCGGCCGAGAGTTGGGTCATGAGATGGACCGCATTCCAGCGGTCAATCGCCACGCCCTTCACCCAGTTCTTCTCGCAAAACGCGAGAATGTAGTCCCGAATCTCGTCGTAATCAGTGATGTCGCCATCAGTAAGTCTAACAAAACCGTCCTTGGCCCATTGGGTATACGGCACCCGGTCGGCCTTGTCGCGCTTGTCGGCGTTCTCCTCCGGGATCCAGAACATCGCCTCGATGTCGACGCTGCCGTCCTCGTCAGGCCACACAGCCACGAACGCGGTCGTGTCGTAGGTACTGGCGAGGTCGAGGCCGCAGTAGCACGGGCGGCCGGCGCGATTGCGGAGCGGGCCGGCGCAGGACTCGAAAATGCCGTGCCGGAAGAACTTTTCCTCCGAGTTCGTCCACTGATTCAAATGGAGGCGACGAAAGGTCATCTCGTCGCTGGTCGACGTTCTGGCCTTGGCGGCCATCTCCCGGAAGTAGTCGTCCTTGATGGTCACGCCGTAGTTCGGATTAGCCATCCGCCAAGTGGCTTCATCGAACGGGTCTGCGTCACTTGGGGCCGCAAATATGCAGGGCAGGAACGTCGGATCGTCGACGATGCCGTCGCGTACTTTCTCGGCGTACTGCCAAATCTGATAGCAGATGCTCTGGCGGTCGAACCCCGCAGTCGTGATCAGAATGGTCAGCGGCTGGCGTCTGGCACCGGTACTCGTGGTCAAAACGTCGTAGAGTTCCCTGTCCCGCTGAACATGGAACTCGTCGAACAGGATCATCGAGCATCCGTAGCCGTGCTTGCTCGCAGCCTCGCTGGAAATGACCTTGAGGACGCTGTTGGTCGACGGGACTGCGAGGGCTTTGCGGTAGGGCTTGATGATGCCCGAGAGAGTCTCGTTGCTCTCGACCATCTGCTTCGCGGCGTCGAAAAGAATGGACGCCTGCTCTCGGTCGCCAGCCACGCAGACGATTTCAGCCCCGGGCTCGTTGTCGGCCACGAGGCCGTACAGCCCGATGCCGGCCGACATCTGGGTCTTTCCGTTCTTGCGCCCGATCGCCAGGAGGGACTGCCGGTACTGCCTCGCCCCGTCGGGACGTTTGGTGTTGAACAGCCGGTGCAGGTAGTCGCTCTGCCACGGGAACAGTTCAAACGGCTTGCCGGCGAACTCGCCTCGCGAGTGCCGCAGACAGGAGATGAAATCGCGTATGTCAGCCACCGGCCAGCAGCGCCTTCATCGGGTCTGCCGACTTGGCCTGACGGTCGACGACGGCCATTCCTAGGCGCGTCCGGTCGGCGGGCGTGAACCCAAGAACCGACTCCAGTTGCCGCAACTGCTCGTGGCAGGCGGCCGACTGTGCGAAAAATGGCGACGGCTTTGCAGCCTTTTCTTCGCCCTGCCGGCCGACCATGGAGTGAAAGTGGATGGCCGACTTGGCCAGTTCTTCCTCGGCCGAATACCAGCGATCCAGCGTCACGGCGTACCGCAGAACCGAGTGCTTGTCGGTCTTGGCCAGGACGCCCATGTTGTCGAGGTGGCGGCAGGCCTCTCGAAACAGTTCGGCGGCCCGCTCCCGAACGAAGTCCGGCGGCTCAGGCAGAGTTTCGTAAAACTCGCCGAGTTCCTCCCGGTGGTCGGCGCGCCACGAACCGGTCATGGCGAGAACGTGCTTCGGCTTCGGGGGCGGGCCTGGGCGCATTGACAATGCTCCTACTATTCATAGGATACCCAGTACCACTTGTTCGGCGCAGGGAGTCGCCGGAACCGGGGGAATTAGCCGTGCGCGCCAGAAACCCACGAGGTCTTTTTTTGCTGATCCCGTGAACGCGCACGGGGCGTTGGCGTGCGGTCTGCCGG